AACTCAATATCCTTCTTGAGTTCCTCATATTTTACTTTCTTGTCCTGTTCTGTCATGATTAATTCTCCTTTGTAATTTTGTTTTCATTTACTTATACACATAAATGTCAAAAGTGTTACAATTATCTTAGCAGGATACTTTTTCAGCACATCGTACAAGTACTTGTATATTGTACCGATTAGAAGAGCAAAAACACTATACAATGCTTTTTCAACCCATATCCACGGAGAGTGGACTTTAGGACATACAATTCCTTATAAAAAAATCACCGATTTTACATCGTTTCCATCAACTACTATTTCTTTAATGATGGTGCGCCAAAAACGACGTCTATCTTCATCCCCAAAATGTTCATAGGTACCACGAACATCCATTTCAAGCACCTTTTTTAGCGGAGTTAAATCTCTGTCTTCGGAGGGTGCTTCTTTTTCTGCCTTGGCAATGACTTCTTTCAGCTGATTTGAGCTTTCAATATATTCATTGTCAGACATGTTCCCAGACATATACACAACATTTAACTTACGAAGTTCTTCTTTTAGTTTTGCAATGTTGGTTTTTGGCTTAGGTTTCGGAGCAGATCGTTCGGCTTCCGTCTTCGTAATCTCGTTCTTCAACATCGATTCAAGGTTATTAAGTAAATATTTTTCTGTTTTTAGTTCACTGATGTATTTTTTGTTGTGGCAAAGATCCATGTCCGCATATTTGCATCGATAACCCTTATATACTGTTTGTCCTCTTGAAGACATGCGGGATGCCATTATTTTTCCACACACGGGGCATTTTATTAAGCCGGTGAACAAGTATACTTTGTTTTGCGCCTTTTTAATCGGTCGGTTACTATGAATTTTTTGCCACAATTCACGGTCTATATATGGCTCACAAAAATCCTCTACACCATAATATACGCCAGTGTATATCTCTCTATTGAACAGGTAGCGCCATTGTTTTGCTGTGCGTTGCATGCCATAGGTCTGATTAACGTATTTGCCTGCCTTGTATACGTTGTTATACTTGATTATCATATCCCAAAAATCATTCACTGCTTGCTCTGTTTCTTCGTCTTTGACAAGTCTCGTAATGCCGTTCTCGTCTTTTTGTTTTTTGTAACCAAGCGGAGCAACATCGCCACCGAAACACGCTTCTTTATTTCTGCGCTTATGTTCAAGAACCATATTAACACGCTCAGATCCTTTGTCGCGTTCGTTTTGCGCTAAGGAAAGCATGATGGTTATCGTCAATCTTCCGTTGGCGGTCGTGGTATCATAGTCCTCAAAAATCGTTTTCCACTCAACCCGGTGCTTTTCCAGTATTTCCTGTACCTTAAAGTATTCAGGTACATTACGGAACCATCTATCAAGCTTGGTAAATAGGATAATATCAATTCTTCCGGCTTGCACATCATCCAATAAACGCTGTAAGGCCGGACGTTTGAGGGGAGGCTTGGCACCGGAAATACCTTCGTCGGAGTAATGCCCTACAATCTTTAGCCCGTTTTTGTGGCAGTATTCCTCAAGGTTGTCTTTCTGTGCCTCGATGGAATATCCTCTTAATGCTTGTTCTTCTGTACTGACTCGTTCATATAATCCTGCTCGTAATATTGACATCTAAATTCCTCCTATATGAATGTTATAATTTTTTGTTCTCAAAAGCGAACAAGTGTTCGCAAAGTCCCATAAATTGGACAGGCCGTGTGGTATCATGATAATGCAATCAAGAATACCGGTTAGCAATCCGTTTTTAACTTATTATAGTAATTGTGTAGCGCAATAATTTCCTCTTTGTGCTTCAGTTGCATTTTCAGCAGCTCGTTCTCGGCGGTGAGGGCGGCAACCTTATCCTTGAGAATGGCATTTTCGGCGGTAATCAGATCACGCTCTGCGGTTACTACCTCTACGTTTTCTTGTAGTACGACGAGAGTCTTGTCGCCGACAACCACCTTGGTGTCAGCAAAGACTTCATCGAGTGAACCCCCGAGGGCGGTCACGATGCGTTGAAGGGTATCCACATAGGGGTTATCCGTATCACCCGAGAAAATACGTTTTACCGTTCTTTCGGGCAAATTGGTTGCCTCTGCGATTTGCTTAGAGGACATACCCTTCGATTTTTTCATTTCTTGTAAGTTTTCAAGCCACATATCCTTGTCCTTTCCGGTGACATCCTTGTCACGCATGGGGTGATATCCTTGTCATATTAGGGTGACTTCCTTGTCATGTGAGGGTGACAAACTTGGGTACCTGCTATGACATACTTGGGTATTGAATTTCATTTTTTGCCATTGTATAATTATGGTAGAACAACGAGCGTTCACCAAATTTTCAAATTCTTTTCAATCTTATCGCAATCCCACCGCATATAATTTCTTTCAAACAACTCCTACTCGTGAAAGGTGGTATTTTTGTGGATCCTCGTAAGGAGAGCATCATTGAACTCGTTGAAAAAGAAACCAATATGGAATTGCTTGAGCTTATTTTGAAATTACTTGCGGGCGAAAACTGCCAGTAGTTGATGGATGCTATCGTAGTGTTCCGTATCTAATTGCGATAGCTCATCCACCAGTTTATAAAAGCTTTCATTCTTCCGGAGCTTGGAAATAATGTGAACAAGGTTATCATTCTTATTGCTCCGTTCCTTCGGAACATCATATCCCCACAGCCACATCTCCGAAACATTCAACGCACGTGCTAACTTCGTGACAGAGTCCCACTTGGGATCATATCTTCCTTTTACATAGCAATTGATTGCTCCTGTATCAAGACCGGTTTCTCGCGCTAAGTCAACTTGTTTTTTTTCCGCTTCTTGAAGGGCTTGCGTTAGCCGTTCAGCGGTGGAAGCAATGCGCTTTTTTTCCACGGTAATCACCTCCTATTAAACAAATTTTACCATAGATATTGAGTTTTGTCAATATTGTTTTCCGAATAACTAAGGATAATTTCAAAAAAATAAAATTAAAAATTAAAAAAAGTGTGTACGGAGGGATGTTATTGTAGTATAATAACCTTGAAATTGAGAAAACGCAGTAGAAAGGAGGTCCCCTATATGAAATACGCCAAGCTCCGCGGTAAGATCAGAGAGGTCTACGGACTTCAAAGCGAATTTGCCAAAGCCATGGAAATGAATCCCGCAACGCTTTCTTTTAAGCTGAACGGATACTCTTCGTGGAGACGAGAGGAAATTATTCTTGCTTGTCAATTGTTGCGCATCCCGGTAACAGAAGCTCATGTTTATTTTTTAACCTAAATATTGAGTTTTCTAAGCAACGCTTAAACAAAAGGCCTTAGAACAAGGCCGCAAACTATTCTTAACATCAAAAAATGAGATATCTCAGCAGGAGGAAAAGGAATATGTTCGAGAATATAAGCGAAGAGGAAAGATGGAGAATCTTGGGAAATATCGGGCGAGTATTATCTGAAATTCTTTCCGACAAGTACGGTTGCAAAGTCACGTATCGCTTTCTTACGCCGGAGGAAAAGGCGAGACTTAACGAAGAAGAAGCGGCAAAACAAAAGGAGGACAAAGGAATATGTTCCGAGAAATGAGCAAAGAAGAAAGAGCCAGAATCAGAAACAGAATGGCACAGGTGTTATCTGAAATTCTATCCGATAAGTACGGTTGCAAAATTACAATACATTTAGAGCCAGCTGAGTGGGAGCAAGAGGAGGAGAGGAAGCAAGAGGAGGAGAGGAAGCGAGAGGAGGAGAGGAAGAATGTGTCAGGAATGTCGAATGAATCCGTGTCATCCGAGATGCCCGAATGCAAAGGATCCTAAGCGCGTCTTTATCTGCTCCGGCTGTGGCGACGACATCTGCGAGGGAGACGATTATTGGGATATCCTCGGAGAGCAATTCTGCAAAACCTGCATCGACGATGCAAGAGGGGAGGCTGTTTATGAAGCTGACAGCGACTAATTATTATTCTGAAAAAGCAAATCAAGAGTTTTTTAGCGTTTCACAGTTCAAGAATTTTCAAAAATGCCCGGCAGCGGCCTTGGCGCAGATCAAGGGCGAATGGGAGCCTGAGCGCGGAAGAGCCCTTCTGTTAGGTTCATATATCGATGAATATCTGCTGGGAACAACGTCATCCATGAAACAGTTCATAAAAGATAACTATGATGAGCTGTTCAAGAAAAACGGAGATCCTTACGCTGACGTGGCGCAAGCTGAGGAAGCCATTCAGAGAATCCGTCATCAGCCCCTTATGATGAAATACCTTACCGGGGAGCTTCAGAAGATTATGACGGGTGAAATTGCCGGGGTTCCGTTCAAGATCAAGATGGACTGCTATAAGGAAGGCGAGTTCATCAGTGATCTGAAATACATGGCCTCCTTACGATCCCCTAACATGTTTGAGCCGATGGTGAAATATTGGGGCTACGATATGCAGGCGGCGGTGTACCAAGAAGTGGTCTATCAGAATACCGGGAAACGGTTGCCGTTCATCTTTGTGGTGGCAACAAAAGAAAAACCATGTCACTGTGCGGTAGGCGAAATCTCACAGTATAACATGGATGAAGCCCTCAGTGTTGTCAAAGCCAACGCTCCACGCTTCTTACAGATGAAAAAAGGCGAAATCGAAGCTGTGCGCTGTGAGGACTATAACTGTGATTATTGTACCACAACGAAAATCATAACGGAACCGATCGACACCGATTTGTTTGGTATGAGTACGAAACAGATAAAAGGAATGAGAGGAGATATCTAAATGCCGAAACTGTTATCACTGTTTGACGGTTCGGGCGGTTTCCCACTGGCAGGGGCTATGTGCGGTATCACGCCTATCGCGGCATCGGAAATCGAACCCTACCCGATAGCGGTTACCAAAGGCCATTTTCCAAAGATGAAGCATTTGGGGGATATCAGCAAAATCAACGGGGCGGATATCGAACCTGTGGACGTTATCACATTCGGTAGCCCGTGTCAAGATTTGTCGGTAGCGGGCAAACGTGCCGGGCTGAAGCACGAAAGCAACGGCGATGACGAAACCACACGAAGCGGCTTGTTCATGGAAGCGGTAAGAATTATAAAAGAAATGAGGAGAGCAACCAATGGAGAATACCCTAAATTCGCATTGTGGGAAAACGTCCCCGGCGCCTTCAGCAGCAACAAAGGAGAAGATTTCCGAATCGTCCTTGAAGAACTCATTAAAATCGTTGAGCCGTCCGCCGCTATGCCTCCGATTCCAAAGAAGGGATGGGCTTGCTCCGACAGTTACCGCGGAGACGGATGGAGCCTTGCTTACCGCGTTCTTGACGCACAATATTGGGGAGTCCCCCAACGTAGACGCAGAATCTACCTTGTCCTCCATCTTACAGGCGAATGCGCCGGAAAAGTTCTATTTGAGCGCCAAGGCTTGCGAGGGTATTTTGCGGAGGGCAGAACACCGTGGCAAGGAGCTTCCGAAGATACTGAAAGAGGCATTGGAACAGATGATACTGGCGGGGTAAGGACGGTAGCCTACCCGGTAGAAAATCACCCAAACGACAGCCGTGTTAAGATCCGAGAGGACGGCAAGGTTCAGTCCTTAACCTCGCGGATGGGTACAGGTGGTGGCAACGTTCCGTTGGTGTTG